TTGGGATCCAGATCAGCCTCAGTTGCAATTGGGTATGTACCCAGTAGATGACCCTCAAGGGGTGCGCGATCCGCGCCCTGACACCACATATTACGCTTCTGGCACAACAGCCACAGGTAGTATTGGAGAAGGTAGCAGAGTTTTTCAGTGGGGTTGGAACCCCGTGGGTGGAGCTAGTAGTTTTGATGTCGCGTTGACTCAAAATGCCTTGATACCTACGGTACAAATTGGTACAGTTACGATAGTTACAACGTAGGAGTTTAAAATGAAAGATGACGATCTAAAACAAGACAAAAAGCTGATTAAAAAAGCTTTTTCTATGCACGACAAACAAGAGCACAAAGGCGGCAAAGGAACTAACTTGTCCAAGCTCAAAAAAGGCGGCCCCACAGGTAAAGACATGCGCGCGCAAGGCCGTAACATGGCGCGCGCTAGAAACCAAAGAGGTGGTTAAATGAAAAACTATCCAAGTGCAGTAGCAGCATTAAAGGCTGCCGAAAAACGCGGAGATAAAGAATTTAAAGTTAAATTCATGGATAAAAAAGAGTCTGCCAAAATGGCTAAAAACAATCGTCCTGCGTCTGAGTACGCAAAGCCCCACACAATGGAAGGCAAAGCTGTTGGCCCCAAAGATGCGGGCACAGAGCCAGAGTTCCAAAAGAAAAAGAACTGGGTACCACTCATGGGCGTATCCATCACGATGGATGACCGCGTTGAGACTGAAGGCATCAAGATTCGCGGTACAGGCGCAGCAACTAAAGGCGTGATGGCAAGAGGCCCGATGGCATGAACTACGCCCAGCTTAAGCAAAACATTCAGGACTACACGCAGAACTACGAAACTACTTTCGTAGCGGATATTCCTACGTTTGTTGAGCAAGCTGAGCAACGCATTTTTAACTCAGTACAGTTCCCATCATTGCGTAAAAATGTGGTAGGGTCAATTACGCCATACAATCAATATTTGGCGCTTCCTTCTGACTTTTTGGCTCCGTACTCATTGGCTATTTATGAAAATGCTTCAACAACAGCCACAGGTACTTCAGGCGCTTATACCATCACGGTTGGATCCAGCTCAAATATTATCCCGGGACAGATTGCTTCTGGGACAGGTATTGCACCGGGAGCCACTGTTGTTAACGTTAATGGACTTGTTATTACTTTAAATTTGCCCAATACAGGCACCGTCTCTGGCACAGTAACATTCCAAGGTAACTATTCATTTTTACTCAACAAAGACGTTAACTTTATTCGTGAAGTTTACAGCAACCCCATTGCTTACGGCACACCACAATACTACGCATTGTTCGGCCCAACAGTTACATCAGGTGTGGTAACAACCAATTTAACGGGCATTATGGGCCCAACACCGGATACCAATTACTATTCCGAGCTCCATTATTACTACTACCCCGTGTCCATTTCACAAACAGCAGATGGCACAAGTTGGCTCGGAAATAATTTTGATACCGTACTTTTGTATGGTTCTTTGGTTGAGGCTTACACATTCATGAAGGGTGAGACCGACATGATGACGCTGTATAACCAAAAGTACGTCGAAGCACTTGCTTTGGCCAAACGTCTTGGAGATGGTATGGAACGTCAAGATGCGTACCGTACGCCTCAATTTAGAGAGGCGGTTACATGAGCATAGTCCAAACGGCTACGACCAGCTTTAAAGTCCAGCTCGCGCAGGGCGTGCATAACTTTGGGCCAACCAGCCCCAATACGTTTTATATTGCGTTGTTTACGTCATTGGCCACAATTAATGCGTCCACAACACAGTATTCCAGTCAACTTGTTGGGGAAATTACAGGAACAGGGTACACGGCAGGCGGTATTCCATTGACTATTGTGCAAGCGCCTACATCAGGTTCTACAGGCGGTACGGTGGCCTATTGGTCGTTTGACAACGCGGTATGGAATCCAGCGGCCTTTACAGCTCGGGGCGCCCTGATTTACAATCAAAGTCAAAGCAATGCTTCTGTAGCTATTCTTGATTTTGGTGCAGACAAGACTTGCGCTACTTCATTCACTATTCAATTCCCCGCTGTTAACAGCACCAACGCAATACTGAGGATAGCATGATCATCACGACTACCAAAGGTGATATGGACGAGTCTCTTCTTGAAAAGAAAGAAGGTTCTGTCGACAACGAAAACGAGTACACAACATGGGATGAGTATTGGTTAGATGGAGAGCTTGTACATCGTTCAGTTCACGTTACTTTAAAAAAATCCCCTTTTTCAGATTTATTTGCTGCCTCTTTAGGCTAAAGGAAATATCATGGCCAATACCCAATCAATGTGTACTTCTTTCTTGGGCGAGTTGTTAAGCGCAACGCACAACTTTAGCTCTGCTAATCCTGCTCACACAGCTAGTACTGCTGATACATTCAAGGCGGCTTTGTATGTTACGACTGCGACCATCAATGCAGCTACAACAGCATACTCAGCAACCAATGAAGTGTCTGGTACAGGTTATACGGCGGGTGGCATCACAGTAACAAATGCAACCAATCCATCTTCTACAAACAGTTCTTCAACGGCTGGTGTAGGTTATTGGACTCCGTCAGGCAATTTGGTTTATTCATCTGTTACGTTGGCAACAGCGTTTGATACTGTTTTGATTTACAACTCAACACAAGCAAACAAAGCTGTATCAGTTCACACATTTGGTTCACAGACCATCACGGCTGGTACATTTACTTTGACCATGCCTTCAAATACCACGACAACTGCTTTATTGCGTTTGTCAACCACCTAATAGGTGAGTTATGGCTGGGTGGGGCAGTAATAACTGGGGTGATGGCCCGTGGGGGCAGGGATTAACGTCACTTACAGGAAATGCTGCTTCAGGTAATGTAGGAACTCAAACGCCTAGCATTACGATTGCCTTAACAGGTGTTGGAGCATCAGGTTTAGTTGGAAATGTTAGCGAAGCCGATACTGGTAATATAAGCGGTGTCGTTGCTTCAGGTACTGTCGGGTCTGTATCTGGTAATGTTACGGTTTCTCTAACCGGGGTAGGTGCATCAGGGTCAGTTCAAGCGCCCACAGTCAATATCACGATAGCCCTATCTGGTGTAGGAGCAAGTGGTAGCGTAGGGTCAGTACTAATAAGCAATGCAGTGGCGTTGTCTGGTGTTCTAGCAAGTGGGTTTACAGGTACTGTATCGGGCGGTAAATCATTTAGCATTACAGGCGTCAATGCCTTTGGTGCTGTTGGTACGCTAACTGATAGTGAAACGGATGGTGTTTCTGGGGACGGCGCAACAGGTTCTGTTGGTACGGTTGGAGCTAATCTAACACTTGCAATCACAGGTGTTGGCGCATCTGGTGCAGTCGGGTCAGTTAGTGCAAACCCTAGTCAAGCACTTTCTGGTGTTGATGGATTTGGTGCGGTAGGCGTTTTATCAGTCCCGTTAGGTTCTGTTGTAGCCACAGGCGATGTTGGGGCGGTTGGCGCTAATATCACTTTGGCTTTGACAGGGGTTGGGTCAACTGGCGCGGTTGGAAGGGTGTCAGTAACCGGTAGAGGAGCTACACTTACGGGAGTAGCCGCGGTTGGGCAAATTGGAACATTGACAGCAATTTATTGGAGTTTAATTGATGACAGCCAGACTGCTTCGTGGCAAAATATAGCTGACGCTCAAACACCGGGCTGGTCAACAATTGATGATACTGAATCAGCAAATTGGACGTTGATACCTACAGAATGAGGAACAAATGACAATTACACCAACAACATTATTAGCTTTACCAATCATTACAACGGGTACTGAGTCAGGTCTTTGGGGGGATGAAGTAAACAACGGCTTAACACAATATCTTGATGTTTCTATTGCAGGCACACAAACCATTAGCGGTAGCCAAACAGCCGTTACATTATCTTTAACTGCCGGAACAAGCAGCGTAACTAATCTTGCACAAGCTGGCGCTGGGGCTACTGGATCGGCGCAGTATCAAATCATTAATTGTACTGGTAACCCCGCAAGTCTTTTAACAATTACTGTACCCGCATCAAGCAAAACTTACATTATCATCAACGCTACAACGACTAGCCAGTCTGTAAAAATTGTAGGAGCAGGGCCAACATCAGGCGTTACCGTAGCTAGTGGGCAAAGAGCTTTGGTTGCATGGAACGGTTCTGATTTTGTCCAAGTAGGCGCATCGGCTGGTGGATCAACCACGCAAGTTCAATTTAATAGTTCTGGCGCATTGGCAGGGTCATCATCTCTTACATGGGATGGTACATCTTTATCCGCTAGTAATTTTGTAGCCACCGCCACTACTTCTGGATCTTCAAATAAAGGTGCTTATTCTTACGGAACGCTGGGTTATTCAGATGTAAACCACATCTTGACAATGCAGGCTAGCCAAAATAATTATATCCAAATGGAGATCCAGAACACCAGCAGTGGTGCGTCAGCTTCTGCCGACGTGGTAGTAGGAAATAGCAATACGACCGCCAGTACATATTACGGTGACTTTGGTATGAACTCATCTGGGTTCAGCGGTACTGGAGCTTTGGGCGCCGCAAACAATGTTTATTTAACATCAACGACTGCGGATTTGGCAATAGGTACAACCACATCAAACCCAATTCACTTTGTAATTGGTGGTAGCGCTACAGATGCGATGACAATCAATACGTCAGGCGCTATTGCTGTTAATGGTTCTTACGGTACGGCTGGTTATTATTTACAAACGAATGGTTCAGGTAGTGCGCCCACATGGACAGCAGTTAATTCTGCAAGTTCAACCTACACACGCACTAGCTTTACAGCCACAGCATCCCAAACCACATTTACTGTTACCTATACTGTTGGTTATGTAGCCGTTTATTTAAATGGTGTGCTTTTAAATGGCGCTGATTACACGGCCACTAACGGAACTTCTATTGTTCTAGCCGTTGGCGCTAACTCTGGTGATATTGTTGAAACAATTGCATACTCCATTAACGCAGTTGGTACAATCAACGCAAGCAATATTACTGGTATATTGGCAATAGCAAATGGTGGAACAGGCGCAACGACATTGTCAGGAGCCAATATTCCTACAACAAATGCATCCAATACATTTACAGCAACACAAATATTTAACGGTTCTTCAAGCACCTTTGCTACAACCCTATTAGATGCCAATGAAACTGTTAATGTGGTGGCAGCGGCTCCATCGGCGACAACCAACTTTTACATCCAATCGGGTGGTGTTCAGTATTACACATCCAATGCCGCAAACAATTGGACATTAAATATTGCGTTTTCTAGTGGCACATCATTAAACACAGCATTGTCAACAGGACAGTCTGTGACTTTTACTTTGATTACAACTCAAGGTTCTACTGCTTACTACAATAACGCAGTTACGATTGACGGCACATCAGTAACACCTAAATGGATTGGTGGTGCGCCTACTGCTGGTAATGCTAGTGGACTTGATGTTTATAGATTTGCCGTGGTAAAGACTGCAAGTGCAACTTATACGGTTTTAGCATCATTAACTCAATATAAATAATCATGCCTTTACAACAAACTTCAGGTAATGTTACGCAAGATGCGTATGGTGGTGGTGCTGCATCTTTGCCTGTTTATGTAGAAAATGTATTTAGCACTTATTTGTATACAGGAAATGCAACTACCTCTTCTATTTCTACAAAAAATATTGTAAATAATTTAAATATATTAACAAATGGTGGATTGGTTTGGATTAAAGATAGAAGTGGTGCAAATAATAATTTTTTATTTGATACTGCAAGAGGAAGTACTCAAAGTTTAAGAAGTAATCAAACAAATGGAAATACAGTTCTCCCATCTTCAAGCGCAAGTATGGCATTCAACACAAACGGGTTTACTGTTGGTGATTCCACACCTTTTGGGGCATTAAACGCTTTTCCAGACACTTATGTTTCATGGTCTTTTGTAAAACAACCTAAGTTTTTTGATATTGTTACTTATACAGGAACAGGTTCAGCGCATACGATTGCTCATAATTTGGGTGTAGCACCTGGTTGTATTATTGTTAAACGTACGGATACAACAGGAAATTGGCAGGTTTACCATAGTGGATTAACATCTGCTGCTTATTCTATTCAACTTAATTTATCAAATGCACAAGCATCTGCTACAACTGTTTGGAATAGCACAGCACCCACATCAACTGTATTTAGCGTAGGAACTGATGCAACAGTAAATGCTTCTGGTGGAACTTATGTCGCTTACATCTACGCATCCAACGCAGGAGGTTTTGGATTAACTGGTACGGATAATGTGATTAGTTGTGGGTCGTTTACAACCAATAGTAGTGGTGCGGTAACAGTAAGTCTTGGATATGAACCTCAATTTGTAATTATCAAAGCATATAGCAATGCTGATGATTGGTATACAGTTGATAATATGCGTGGTTGGTCACAAACTCAATTTAATAGTTTGAATCCTGATAACACAACTATAGAACAAGCATATAGTCCCGGCATTTACCCAACTGCAACTGGTTTTCAATCAATAACTGGTGGCTCGGCATTAACTCCTAGTTGGTCTTACATCTACATAGCCATACGCAGAGGCCCTATGGCAGTTCCTACTACTGGGACTAGTGTGTTTAGCCCAGTTGCTCAAACAAGTGCAGGAACAGTAACAACAAATTTTCCTGTTGATTTATCAATTAGTAATAGAAGGGTTGGATCTTCTGCAAATTCACAAGTTATTGATAGATTGAGAGGAAGTAGTACAACAAGTAGTGCAACTTTAAAAACAACTGCTACAGATGCTGAAACAATCAATACAGTTGGTTTAGGTTTTGATAGCAATACAGGATATATTGATAATTTTTGGTCACCATCTAATAGTATTGTTTATTGGAATTTTGAACGTGCACCATCATTTTTTGATGTAGTTTGTTATACAGGAACTGGAAGCGCCACAACGATAAATCATAATTTGGGTGTTGTTCCACAAATGATTATTGTTAAAGGTAGAAGTACTGCAACAAATTGGAACACTTACAATGCTACTTTAGGTAATACAGGATATATTAGAATAGATAGCAACGCTGCATCAGGGACTTCAACTGCTTTTTGGAATAGCACAACACCAACTTCAAGTGTTTTTTCATTGGGGGCAGCTGGTGGTGTAAATGGTTCTGGTACTACTTATGTAGCCTATTTATTTGCAACTTGCCCTGGTGTTTCTTATGTAGGTTCATACACAGGAAATGGTACTACTCAAGCCATAGCTTGTGGATTTACAGGTGGTGCAAGATTTGTTTTGATTAAGCGTACTGATTCAACAGGTGATTGGTATGTTTATGACACAGCACGCGGAATGACATCGGTAACAGACCCATATTTGTTATTAGATTCAACAGCCGCAGAAACAGCAACTTTAGGCTCTGTAACAAGCACTACTGGTGGTTTTACAGTAAATGCCGCCATATTAGCCGCAATCAACACAAGCTCAGCAACTTACATTTTCCTCGCAATTGCATAAGGATAAATCATGGAAATTAGAACACAAAATGGTCAAGTAATGTTTGAATCAGAATTCAGACAACACATCAAACAAAACGGTGGGGGTACATGGGACATCACAACGCCTGAAATTATTGCTGAACTTGGTGCAAATGTAGTATTTGAAGGCCCACAAGCCCAACCCACACGCTACCAAACCGCATTTAGAGACGGCGTTCAAGAGATTGACGGGCAATGGTATACAAAATATTCTGTTGCTGACTTAGATGCTGATGCTATAACTGCGAAAGACGCAGAACAAGCCAAGTCTGTTCGTCAACAAAGGGATGACAAGCTCAAAGCAACAGATTGGACGCAAGTATCTGATGCACCTGTTGACAAAACAGTATGGGCAACATACAGACAAGCACTGCGTGATTTGACCAAAGAACAAGGTTTTCCTTGGGAAATAACTTGGCCTACTGAACCAAAAGGAGTTTAACAATGACAATCCCTCGTAATCTTGGCACATTTGCCGATAATTTAAATTCATCAGGTCAAGCATCATTGACGACTGGTGTGAGTGGTACTTTGCCAGTGGCAAACGGTGGTACAGGTAGCACTTCTACTACGTTTGTTAATCTTGCAAGTAACGTAACAGGCACTTTACCCATAGCTAACGGTGGAACGGGAAGCACGTCTACTACATTTGTAAGCCTAACTACAAACGTTTCTGGCACTCTACCGATTGCAAACGGCGGAACAAACTCCACTGCTACTGCAACTGCGGGTGGTGTTGGATATGGAACAGGCACTGCTCATGCGTATACAGCCGTAGGAACTTCAGGTCAAGTATTAACAAGTGCAGGCGCAGGGACGCCAACATGGTCTACACCTAGCGCTGGTGCTATTACATTAATTAGCACGTTGACTGCATCTGGTTCGGCTTCTTTATCGTGGACAGGATTAAGTGGCTACGATAAGTATTATTTGGTATTTGAGAATTTGCTTCCTGTCACAGGAAGTGGTTATTTGGCAATGCGGCTTGGTACTGGCGCTGGGCCAACTTACGCAACAAGCGGTTATTATGCCGCAGGTACATTGTCTTTTAGTGATACTGCCACAGTTACTGGAAATGTTAGGCAGGCAAACACTGCTTATGCGGCAATAGCAAGCAATTATGGAAATATTAGCGCTTCGGGTGAAGGTGCCAGTGGTTTTATAAATATTTTTAATTTTTCATCTGCTACCACAAATAGCGCATACTTCAATTCTATGACGGGGGCTTTAACCAATACTCCAAATTATTCAGCAGAATTTATTGCTGGGTTTTTAACAGGAAACTCAACTGCAAAAACAGCTATACAAATTTATTTTACTTCCGGAAATATAGCATCAGGTAAAGTTTCTCTTTATGGAATTTCATCTTAAGGATTTATAATGTTATTAAACGAAAAAATTAAAGCGTATTTAGCAGTCAATAACATTATTTATAATGTTGGTGATTATGAAACTGGCGAGACTGAGGGCAATCCTGAAGAAATCTTAGTTTGGAATGAAGCCAATCTTGGCGCTCGTCCTACGCAAGAACAATTGGATTCTGCTTACACAACACAACAAGCAAACATCACTGCGGCACAAAATGCGGCAACAGCAACAAAAGCATCAGCACTTGCAAAGTTAACTGCGCTTGGTTTAACTGTTGACGAGATCAAAGCTATAACTGGAGCATAAGATGGCAACTAAGTTCATTCAAAAAGCTATCAAACACCCCGGAGCTTTGCGTAAAGAATTGGGCGTTAAAGAAGGCAAAACGATTCCTGCAAAGAAGCTAGCCGCCGCTGCAAAAAAACCCGGGAAACTGGGGCAGCGTGCGCGGTTGGCCGAAACGCTCAAGGGCTTTAAGAAATGAGCGATACTGAAAAAGACTTAGCCGTCCACGTTGCCGTATGTGACCAACGCTATCAGCAGATTTCCCAATCCTTAAAAGAAGGGGAGAGGCGCATGACTAAGATCGAGTATTTGATCTATGCGGTGATGGCAATGGTCATGTTTGGCCCCGGTGTAGCGGCAACGTTTTTTCACAAAGTCTTTGGAATCTAATGGATCCGATCACCATCTTTGCGGCGTGTAAAGCGGCTCATGCAGGGATTCGTGAGTGCATTGATCTCTACCAAGATTTCAAGAAAGACGGCAAAGAGGTTGGTGATATTGTCAACGATATTGGCAGTCACCTTGGTGCGTTCTTTACCCATCAAGAGTCGTTCAAGGAGGCTGAGAAAGAAGCCAAGAAGAACCCTCTACCCAAGAACATCAGCATCAATGAAGAGGCAATGAACAGAATTCTGCGCCAACAACAGATTGAACAGATGGAGACTGAACTTCGTGAGATGATTATTTATCAGGTTGGGATGCCGGGTCTGTGGTCAAAATTCACAGAAATGCGAGAAGTTGTCCGAAAAGAGCGCGAAAAAGTCGAGCGTGAACAAAAAAAGCCCGTGAAGACGCCGATAGAAAAAGGCGTCAATTCATTGCAAAGTGGGAGCTTCGGGGCGCGATTTGTGCAGGAATCATTGCGTGGCTCTTGGTCTTTGGCTCGCTTATGTACGGTATCCATCTAGATTACCAAAAGTCGAAAGGACAATAAATGGATTGGCTTAAATCAATTGCACCTACGATAGCTACAGCGCTCGGTGGCCCCCTTGCAGGCATGGCTGTTGAGGCCGTTTCCAAAGCCATAGGGGTTGACCCTAGTGAAGTTCAAAATGTTATCAGTTCAGGCAAGATGACCGCTGACCAGATTGCCTCGCTCCAAACCGCTGAGATTGCCTTAAAAGCTCGGGCGCAAGAGATGGGGCTTGACTTTGAAAAGCTGGCCGTTGCAGACCGAGCAAGCGCTCGTCAAATGCAGATGACCACAGGCAGTTTTATACCCCCTGCCTTGTCCATTATGATTGTGCTGGCTTGGGCGGCGGTGCAGTTTTTCTTGTTGACCCATGTGATTGAGCCGACCATGCGCGAGCTAATTGCCCGTGTACTGGGTACGCTTGATGGGGCTTTAATGTTAGTTCTTTCGTTTTACTTTGGCTCATCCAGTGGTTCACAAGCCAAGGACACAATGATCCACAACTCGACACCCACAAAATGACTACACTACTCAGCCCCCATTTTTCGCTTGAAGAGCTTACAATTACAGACCACAGGGAGTTTTCAAATGAACCTAATGAATCTGAAAGACAAAATCTTGTCCGGCTCGCAAACTTTTTGGAACAAGTTAAGTTCGTATTGGGCGGCGTTCCGATCATGGTTAATTCGGCCTATCGATCCGCCCAAGTGAATCAGGCGGTTGGTTCAAAAGACTCGAGCC